TTTTCGGTTATAAAAAAAGAATTATGGAACAACAATCTGCTGGAAGACCAGAATATAAAAAAACAGAAGAAGATGCAAAGAATGTTGAAGCACTTACAATAGCAGGAGTACCACAAAAACTTATATGTGAGATATTAAAAATATCTGAACCAACATTAAGAAAGCATTACAGAAGTGAATTAGACACTAGCAAAGCTAAAGCAAATGCAGTAATATCACAGGCATTATTTAAACAAGCTAGAGAAGGCAATATTGCAGCACAAATATTCTGGTTAAAAACACAAGCAGGGTGGAGAGAAACAAATTATCATGAACTTACAGGAAAAGATGGAGATAAACTCTTTGACGAACCAAAACAACTTATTGAAATCAGAAGAGTATTTGACGAAATTGACTTTACCAAACCAAAAAATATTACTGAACCAGTTACAGTGGTACAAGACAGCAAGGCAGAATCAGAAAACACCAAAGGGTAATTGGAATACTTGGTTAGTATTAGCTGGAAGAGGTTGGGGTAAAACAAGAACTGGAGCACAAGATATTGCTTTTTATGGTCTTACAAAACCAAATACAAGAATAGCAATAGTAACACCTACATTTGGTGATGCTAGAGATACATGCGTTGAGGGTGTTTCTGGTCTATTATCTTGTATTGATAACGATTTAATTGATAATTGGAATAGGTCTATTGGTGAACTAAAATTAAAAAATGGCACAATTTACAAAACTTTTTCTGCTGAACAACCAGATAGATTAAGAGGTCCACAATTTCATAGAGCATGGTGTGATGAACTTGGTAGCTGGAGAGATCCTGAAACTTATGACCAATTATTATTTGGTTTAAGATTAGGTGAAAAACCACAATGTATAATTACTACAACACCAAAACCATCTGAACTATTAAAAGGACTTTTAAACAATAAAGATATTCATATAACTAGAGGAAGTACATTTGATAATATTAAAAACCTTGCTGAATCAGCAGTAGAAAAATTAAAAGAAAAATATGAGGGTACTAGAATTGGAAGACAAGAGTTGTATGCAGAAGTATTAGAAGATGTAGAGGGTGCTTTGTGGAATAGAAACATGATTCAAAAAGCATTAGTAAAAGATGGCGAAAAACAAGAACATTTTAAAAGAACTGTTGTTGCTATTGACCCTGCTGTATCTTCTAATAAAAAATCAAACGAAACTGGTATTGTTGTAGCTTCAATTGGTGAAGATAATAAATATTACATAAGAGAAGATTTATCAGGTAAATATACACCAGATGGTTGGGCAAATGTAGCAATACAAACTTATTATAAATATGATGCAGATAAAATTATTGCAGAGGTAAATAATGGTGGCGATTTAGTAGAAAAAGTTATAAGAACATTAGATATGAATGTTTCATACGCAAGTGTAAGGGCAACAAAAGGTAAATATGTAAGAGCAGAACCAATATCTGCTTTATACGAACAAGATAGGGTCAAACATGAAAAACCGTTACCTTTTTTGGAGGATCAAATGTGTAATTATAATCCTCTTAATTTTAATGGCAGTCCTGACCGACTTGACGCTTTAGTATGGGCATTAACAGAATTAACATTAAGAAGTGGCAAAGCATTTTGGAGAGTTAGCTAATGGCAAATATATTTGACAATATTAAAAATTTATTTGGTTCTAAACCAGAAGAAAAACAAATCATAAGAAAAGAAGCACCTGTTGTTTATTACAATAGTGTAAATACAAGTTACCAACAAAAAACAAGATACGATCAATTATCAGAAGAGGGTTATACAGAAAATGCTATTGTAAAAAAATGTATTGATCTAATTGCAAATAATGCTTCAAGGGTAACTATAAATTTATTTAGAGGTGATCAAGAAGTAGATGAGCACCCTTTACTTGATCTTTTAACTTCACCAAATCCAACGCAAGGACAAGTAGAATTTTTTTCAGCTTTATATTCATACCTTTTAATTTCAGGTAATAGTTACATTTTAGAAAGTGGAGCAGAAAATGCACCACCAATAGAACTATATACATTAAGACCAGATAGAATTAGAATTAAAGGTTCACAAACAGCTATACCAAAAGCATACGATTATATGATTGGTGGACAAATAGCTAATAGTTACGAAGTTGATCCAGCAACTGGTAATTCAAAAGTAAAACATATTAAATTATTTAATCCTTTAGATGACTATTATGGATTATCGCCAATACAATCTGCGGCAACAGATATTGATCAACATAACTTGGCAAATAAACATAATGTAAATTTATTACAAAATGGTGCTAGACCAAGTGGTGCAGTTGTATTTAAACCAAAAGATGAAACTGGAGCACAGATTCAATTATCAGATACACAAAGAAATCAATTAATGACAGATTTAACACAAAGATTTAGTGGTACTGGTAATGCAGGTAAGCCAATGTTGTTAGAGGGAGATTTTGATTGGAAAGAAATGGGTTTAAGTCCAAAGGATATGGACTTCATACAACTTAAAAATATGTCAGCAAAAGATATAGCTTTAATTTTTGGAGTACCAAGTCAGCTTATAGGAATACCAGATGCACAAACTTATTCTAATTTTGCAGAAGCTAAATTGGCATTGTACAACGAAACAATTATTCCTTTATTAGATAGAATACAATCTGATCTTAACGAATGGTTAGTACCAAGATTTGGTGATGATTTAGAAATGCGTTATGATATTGATTCTATACCAGCAATGGCAGAACAAAGAACAAGAGTTTTTGAATCAGTAACTCAAGGTGTTCAAAATGGAATCTTAACAAGAAATGAAGCTAGAGAACAATTAGGTTATGAACCAATTGATGGTGGTGATAGTTTATTAGTACCAGCTACATTGATGCCTTTAAATGTAGCAGGTGATGAATCACAACCAGAAGTAGATGAAGATATACCAGAAGAACCAAAAATAGAAGATGATTTAGAAAATGCAGATATGTCAGAAGAAAAACAAGATATAACTAATTTTCCTAAAAGAGGTGATAATAAAAAAATAAGTTTAAGAAATAGTGAACGACCACAGTTTGATTTTAATTTTGCACAAAATGTTAAAAACGATAATCCAAAAGTTTGGAGAGCAGGTGGCAATATTAGAGGTAACGAAGCATTTAATTTATGGGCTAAAGCTAGAGATGGTATAGAAACTCCAGCAGTATTAGATTGGATTAAAGAAAGAGAATCATGGGCTGCAAGACATTTTAGAGATGGACAACAATTTAGAAGTGGTAAAGAACCAAACTTATCAAGTGTAGCTGGTGTTGTTGCACAAATGAAATGGGGAGTTGTTGGTAACCTTGGTAAACAAGGAATGAAAGATGTAATTTTAGAAGTCATAAAAAAAACAGAGGGTAGAAAAAATTATGATGATCTTATTGAAATAGAAGCAACACAAGAGTTTGACGAAGAAAAACAATTATCAGCAAGAGTTAGAGATGCTTTAAAAAAGAAAGTAGATGAACATAATGATAAACATGGAGACAAAAGAGGTAAAAGAGTTACCTTAAGAATGTTAGGTGCTGTATTTAGAAGAGGTGTTGGTGCATATAGAAATAATCCAGGTTCAGTAAGACCAGGTGTTAGAAGTGAAGACCAATGGGCTTATGCTAGAGTAAATGCATTTTTATTTGCTGTTAGAACTGGAAGATTTCAAGGAGGAAAGTTTGATCTTGATTTATTACCATCAGGACACCCTTTAGCAACATGAAGAAAGTAGAAACAAAATTATATATTGAAGAAAATAAAGAAACAGATGAGTGTAATGTAGTTATAAGAATCGGTACACTTAATAGTAAATCTGATGCTTTAAATTTAGCAAGTTATATATTTATTACACATGCTCTTGATTTTGCTCCAGAAATAATACACGAACCAGAACCACATGGAACTATACATTAATGTTTTTCAGTAAAAGACAAATACAGTTTTTTGGTGCTAAACAGGTAGCAGAAAGAGAATGGCATAGACAAAATAGGTTAAGAGAACCATTTATAAGACAATATGAGGCAAGGTTAAAAGCATATTATAATAAGATGGCAGTAGAGGTATTTGAAGCATATAATACAGGTTCTACAACAATTTTAAACTTAAAAATAAATGATTTTAGAAAAGATTTACAAAATATATTCAGAATACAATACACAGTTATAGCAAATGCTTTTAAAAATTATGCACTTGATAGAATGCAAAATGTTAAAGATTTTGATTCTGACTTTGATAGAAAGTTAAACTTGTATATTGAAGAAAATATTGGTACACTAGTAACCGATATAAATGAGACAACCAGAAAGAAAATTGCTGAAGTAATAAATAAAGGTTACAACAGTGGTCTTTCTGATGCTGAAACTGGTAATTTGATTAGAAATACACTTATTGGTTTTGGTGTAGCACGAGCAAGCTTAATTGCTCGTACTGAAACTCATAGGACTGCTTCTTGGGCAAATGAAACAACTGCCGAGAATATGAATATTGCAGGTACTCAAAAAGAGTGGATTGCAATACAAGATGCAAGAACAAGAGTTACTCATTCAATAGCAAGTGGTCAACGAATACCTTTAGACCAAAAATTCGTTGTAGGTGGTGAAAGATTAAAATTTCCAGGTGATCCAAGTGGTTCGCCAGGAGAAACTATAAATTGTAGGTGTTCTGTAATTTATACAACACCTGATTTTTTATAAGGAGAAAAATTATGAATATAGCAATAGGATTTATTTTAGGTGTATGTGCTTGTAGATTAAATGACAAGTATGGGTGGTTTGATAAAATAATAAAAAAAATAAAAAGTAAAAAATAAATATGCCACTAGTCAAACCAAAAGATAAAGAAAAAAGAGATGACTTTATTGAGAGATGTATGGGAGATGAAACATCTGTACAAGACTTTCCAAAAAGAGGTCAAAGGTTTGCTGTGTGCACATCACTTTACAATGCAAGGGATAAAAAGGAGGAATATTCAATGACAGATGTAGAAAAAATGGCTAGTGCAATTAGAACACTAACAGATGTAATAGCTAAAGAAAAAATGCCAAAAGATGAAGATGAAATGATGAAAAGAGAAACTGATAAAAGAGATCAATTCACAACACAAGAAGAAGCATTAGATAGAGCAAAAGAAATAGGTTGTACTGGTACACATTCAATGATGGACAATGGTAAAAGAATTTTTATGCCTTGTGGAACTCATGCCGCTTATGATGAAGCAAGAAAAGGTCATTATGGTAAACCACATGATGAAGAAAAACCTGGTAAGCCAAAAGATGAACTAGAACAAATGGATCATTATGGTGAAGAACACGACAAAGATAAAAAGAAACCAAAAAAGAAATCTAGTTGTGTTTGTCAAGATGATGGAAAATGCCAATGTGATACAGAAGTAAAACAACTTGTATTTGAATCAGAAGTAAAGTCAAATGAACAAGGTGTATTTACTGGTTATGGTTCTATATTTGGTAACGAAGATCAAGGTAATGATGTTGTACAAAAAGGTGCATTTACAAAGTCTTTAGAAGAAAGACCAGCATCTAAAGTAAAAATGTTATTTCAACATAAAACAGATGAACCAATTGGTGTATTTACAGAAATATATGAAGATCAAAAAGGTTTATTTGTAAAAGGACAATTAGCTATGGGTACTCAAAAAGGTAGAGAAACTTATGAACTTCTTAAAATGGGTGCACTAGATGGTATGTCAATAGGATTTAAAGCTGATCCAACAAAACAAAGTTATAATGAAAATAAAAGAGGTGTAAGAACTTTAAAAGAAGTTGACCTTATGGAAATCAGCTTGGTTACTTTTCCAATGAACGAACAAGCAATGGTTCAATCGGTTAAAGGTAATTCAAAAAGTATTCGTGAATGGGAGAAAATCTTGCGAGATGCAGGAGGTCTTTCACGAACAGAGGCGAAGATGGGTGCAAAAGCATTATCTGAAACTTTAAACCAGCGAGATGCTGATGACAATCAATCATTAGTTACATTAATTCATAAGGTAGCTAATATAATCAAACAATAACAATGGAGAAACCAATGGACGATCAAGTAAAAACAGCTATTGAATCTCTAGGCAAAACTTTTGAGGCATTCAAAGAAACTCATCAGCAAGAACTAAAAGAAATTAAATCAAAAGGTTCTGCTGATCCGTTAACTTCTGATAAGCTATCTAAAATTGAAAAAGATTTAGATAAATTAGAAGATGTTAACCAAGCAGTTACTAAACAAAAAATGGCTCAAGATGAAGTAGCAGAGAGAGTCAAAAAAGTTGAAACTATGATGTCAAGACCAGAGTTTGGACAAGCATATAAAAGTGCTGATTCAATGGAAAAAAAGGTATTTGACAAATGGTTAAGACAAGGCAAAGAAGCATTAGGTCCAGAAGAATTAAAGGTTCTTACTGCTTCTAATGATAATACTGCTGGTTATCTTGCACCACCAGAATATGTGCAAGAATTAATCAAAGGTATTACAGAAATATCTCCTATTAGATCAATCGCAAGAGTTAGAAGTACAACTAATAGATCAGTGCAGATTCCAAAAAGAACTGCAACTTTTTCAGCAACTTTTGTAGCTGAACAAGGAACTAGAAGTGAAACTACTGGCTATGCAGTAGGTCTAGAGGAAATACCAACACATGAATTATATGCTTTAGTAGATATTTCAGAACAAGAGTTAGAGGATTCTGTCTTCAATCTTGAAGCTGAAATGAATAGTGAATTTACAGAGCAGTTTGCAAAAGCAGAAGGTAATGCATTTGTAAGCGGTAATTCAGTAGGTAAACCTGAAGGAATAGTAACAAATTCAGATGTAGGTGTAACAGCATCTGGTGTGTCAGCAAATATTAATGCTAACTCACTAATCAGCTTATACCATGCAGTAAAACCTGACTATTCTAGAAATGGAACATTCGTATTTAACAGAGCAACTTTAGCTGCAATTAGAAAGCTACAAGATGGTTCTGGACAATATGTATTCCAAGCAGGATTTTCTTTACAAGTCGGAGTACCAAACACAATTTTAGGTGCACCTTATGTTGAAGCAACAGATGTTGCTGATCTAGGTTCTAATGCCAAAGCAGTATTTTTTGGTGATTTTAGAAGAGGTTACTTAATTGTGGACAGAGTACAAATGTCAGTAATG